CTCGTCATTACTGAATATATCTACGACCCAGACCCATCTAAAGGCAAGATGGCTATGAAGTTTGCCAATGGTACTGCTAGATTTATCAGTAGCAAACTAGGCAAAATTGATAAAAGAAATATTAGACTATCTACACCTACAGCTGACATTGCTATTCGTGGAACCGACTTTACGTGTACTGTGGATGAGCTTGGACGTTCGCTTATTATTCTACTACCTGATGTTAATGGTTTATCTAGTGGTGAGATACTTGTCACAACTGCAGCTGGAACTGTTACGCTCAATAAACCATACGAAGCAACGACTGTAGATGTATGGGAAAGCTCACCTAGCAAGCCTGTTATATTAGACTTAACATTAGATATTATAGACAACATGTTAATTGTCACTCCTCCGGACGAAGAAAAGTTATCCACAGAAGAGTCCACAGCGTCCGTAGGAGATAGCGGTGCTATATTAGACATAGATTACCTAGAGTTTAATGAACTAGAACAAGACTATCTAGCTGAAGACGCCTTAGAATTCACAGAATTAGACATAAACTTTTTAGATGTAAACTTCTTTGAAGACTTACTGGCAATCATAGAAGAAGTAGACCAGCTAGGTGCAGACAACTTATCCACAGGCACACTTGTACAAGGTACAGCTATAGGACAAGACTTAGAGACACAGATAATTACATTGCTCCAGGGAGAGCAGATAGCTTTCCAAAGAAAGGTAACGCAAAACGCACAGTTGACCGTAGATGCGTCGCAAGGTTACACTATAATATTAATACAGGATGGTAAATACCAACAAATAGTGGTAAACGGTGGAGGCAACTCTACCATCACTATTACACAGGGATCAGGATGAAGAAATGGATTTCACTTATCAGTATACCTCTACTATGCATACCGCTAATATTTAACTGGCAAGCACTAGAGATACTAAAACTAAAAACTTTTGACGCACTCGTACAAACACCAGACCCATCTGGCTGGTTTGTAACTTTGGATATAACAGAAGAAGACGTAGCACTTTCGGGCGGTTGGCCCTACCCACGTCAGGACCTTGCACGCATTCATCTCGACCTGATTGAGGCAGGGGCTCTGGGCGTAGGTTGGGTCGTCGCCTTTCCACAGGCAGACAGGTTTGGTGGCGACCAAGCTTTTGCAGATGCTTTATTACAAAGCCCAAGTGTTATTGCTACGTTTGAAGGGGGTGCTTCTTATGCACCAACTACAGGCACAGTCATACTAGGAGACGGCATGCCCATACGAGGTATACGAGCAGAAGGTGTTATAGGAAATACGTTTCCGCTTACAGATGCAGCATACCAGGGGCTTGCAGTTGCACGAACCGATGTAGATAACTTAGTCAGAAGGCTACCTTTACTACTGCAAACACCAGATGGTTGGACTCCTTCGTTTGGTGTGCAAGTCATTAAGATGATTGCAGGTGCAGATACTTACATAATAAAAGGACAACAAGGTCAGATAGAAGAACTTACTGTGCCAGACTATGCAGAGATACCAGTAGATGAGATAGGCAGACGTTGGGTGTCTTGGATAGATACACCAAGCACAACGTTACAAGAGATGGATGTAGCAGATAAATTTGTATTTATAGGTGTCAGTGCTAAAGGGGTAATGCCGCAGATAGCTACAAGCGATGGACTAAAATATCCACACCACGTACAAGCAGCCCTGGCAGAGAGTATGACTGTAGACGTACCACAGATACCAGGTGCAGCTATGTTATATGAATTACTTATATTAGTGGGGGTCTTATCATTAGCAATAGTTATAATACGGTTCTCACCTGTTGCAGGTTCTATGGCGGGGGTCGGGTTTTTATATTGCGTGCAAGCTGTAGCTGCAGTATATCTTGCACGTAACAATGTGCTTATAGATTTTAGTTATAGTACAGTATCAATGACACTTATATCTGTACAAGAGTTTTGGCTAAGGTTCGGAGAACAATACAAGCTGCGTCAACAAATTAAAAAACAGTTCGAACACTATTTGGACCCCAGGCAGGTTGCACGACTACAAGACAACCCTGATTTATTAAAGTTAGGAGGCCAGAAAAAAAATTGCACATTTTTATTCACAGATGTTCGTGGGTTTACAGCTCTGTCAGAAAGACTACCACCTGAAGAAGTTACAGAAATCATGAACAAAGTACTTACTGCGCAAGTAGAATGCATACAAGCGCACGGTGGTATGGTAGACAAGTTCATAGGCGACGCATGTATGGCCATCTTTAACGCCCCCCTCGATATTGATGAACATGAACAACGTGCCGTCGCCTGTGCCCGGGACATGCGCACGGCAGTACGGAATGTAAACAGACAACTAGACCATGATGTAAGAATAGGTATAGGTATAAATACAGGAGAGGCAGTCATAGGTAACATGGGTTCAAGTAGTAGGTTTGATTACTCAGCAATAGGTGATGCTGTTAATGTAGCAGCGCGATTAGAAAGTGCGACTAAAGGAGCAGGTGAAGATATATTAATAGGAGAAACTACTGCAAATAAAGTAATAGAACAAACAGCTTTGTCGTATGTTGGAACTATAAATGTAAAAGGTAAAGAGGACATGCTAAAGGTGTATACTATATAGATGCCTAGAAACTATAAGAAAGAATATAAGAACTACCAAGGTAAACCTGAACAAAAGAAACGTCGTGCTATGCGAAATAAAGTTAGACGAATGCTAACTCGTGCAGGAAAAGTTAAGAAGGGAGATGGTAAAGATGTACACCATAAAGATGGAAACCCTATGAATTCTAAGAAATCTAATCTAAAGATAGTCAGACGATCAAAAAACCGTTCTTTCGCCAGAAATCGTAAAGCTGGCAAAAAATGACCTCACAGGATCGCGTCTAACGCATTTTGTTGAGGTAACCAAGGCCATAGGTCCAATTAAATCAATATTTATCTGGTGGGCTTGTACGTGCTTCAGATAACGTTTCTTCTTTTTCGAGCGTTTTTACTAGCCTATTTAAGTACCATTGGGCCTTTAACACGTCTTGCAGTCCTTTTTTGGCTTCATAACGCCACATGTACTTCTGTATGTTACCTTTTAGATAACCTTTGAAAGCATCAGGTGTCATACTTTCTTCTATTGCATCGATGCATTCTATGTTGCCACTATTATAATGAGGCGGGTGATTAACATAATCAGTCATTTCTTTCTCCTAAAGTTGTTGTTAAAAAATTTATATACTCTTTAAAGGGTATGCTTTGTTCATTGAATTCTTTTAGTGTTACGTGTTCCAGGTCGAAGTCTTGCGTTACTAAGACACGATCCAGGCAGGCAAGCACTGCGTAGGCAAGCACGTTATTGTTATGTTGACGTTTAAGCCAGATGCGTTGTTGAGCAGATAACTTCATTGTTATTTTAGATGTTTGTTTTCTTGGTAATGTATCTTGGTATTTGTACTCGATAAAACAATGGCCATTGCAGCCTGAGTAAAATGTGTCTGGGACTCCGCCGTGGTAGGCGTCGTTAATCTTCCAACGATAGATTGATTTGGGTAAGTGCTTATGCACTTTGTTGATGAACTCCTTTTCACGCACATAAAAAGTATATCACAATCGGGCGTACGACATTAACTGTCGCACGCCGATTGCACGTCATTTATGCAAAAGTCTTTGAGTAGAAAGCTTTGACTTGTTCATAAATCTCGTCTTTCAACCAATCAACACCGCCGATGTCGATGTTAACCCAAGAACCCTTTGCGTTACTCTGTGGTACAGAAGACATCTTCCACAAGAAAGAGAACCTGTCTCCCCCTTGTTTCATTATCTTAGTATTCCATTCTCTAGATACTTTGAGCTTTGATGAAGCACAATCAAATAGAAATGGTATATCAGATATTTCTGACGTCTTATCATCCAACCTGAGTAAGGTATGGATTTGAGTTTGCGTGATGTCATGCTTCTCAATCTCTAGAGTATTATCTTCTAGATACTGTTCAGCTTCTTTCCTAGTTGGGAAGTTCCCTACCAGGCCACCACCTTCTTCACGTTTTCTCCAAACAACAAATTCTTCTTTGAAGTGTACGTTCACTACATACATAGATGAACCATAGTTTTCACCAGTCACAGTGTTTATGAAGTCACCTTCTTTGGCGCCATCAATGTGCTCACTATGATTTGGGTCAACTTCATTGTTCATCTTCTGAAGTAGCTTTACCCTTGGTACCGATATATGTTCCGAAGATACATTCTCGTTACCCAGTTTTGATCCCTCTTTTACATGAGCAGGGACTTTGCTCGTTACTACGCTTATTTCGTTTGACATCGTTATTTCTCCTTTCGTTAATCGTCAATCGTTAATATTATGTTGACCTAAATAAAATCTTGGTCAACTCCGTGCTATCTACCCCAGGGATATCCTCCCCAAGACCGATAGCCTCCCTATAAGCAGTAGCTGACATACGCTTTTGTAACAGCTCAAACCTTCCAGTCTTTGCTATATACTCTTGCAAGTCATCCCAGCTAGTTGCAGTAGGGACAATCTCCTTTTTAAGGGAGAGTGTTAGTCCGCCATTAGATATCTTTTCAAGACCTTCTTCGGTCATTCTAATAGCTATCTGTGCTTCAAGCTCACGCTTTTGCACATTATATTCTTTCTCTTGTGCTTTTAGGTCTGTGATACCCTCACGCACTCTGCCGTACTCGGCTAGTAAGTCATTAAGTTTCTTTGCCATGTTTTACCTCCTGTAATATATGCAATAGATTCTCCATTCGCCCTAGCTTAGTATTAAGCTTTTTATACACCTCGGGCTCCCAAGTGTTTCTCGCTTGTATAAGTATAGTTTCGGTCTTTTGTTTTTGACCTGCTCTATGTATACGTTGGTTGAATTGTTTGAAATGTTCAGCATTGTAAGTTGGTGAACACCATATAACAGTATTAGCTTTAGTCAGTGTCAAACCATGACCTGCTGATTGTGGATGACACAATAACATTTTGATTTGACCAGCTTGGAATCGTGTGACTATGTCTTTTCTCTTCTCAGCTTTGACTGTACCATCTATAACTTCATACGACACACCTTTCTTTTCTGCTAGCTCAATCAATGCGTCACGTTCGTGTCGCCAGTTGAATGCTACCAGGGAATGTGCACGTTGTTCTACCAACGTCATAACTATGTCGTATCTTTCTTGGTGTACAAACTGCACTAACTTATCCTCGTCGTACACTGCACCTGTGACAAGTTGGAGTAACTTCTTGACACGTGCTCCCGCATGAACTGCGTTGACTGTACCAGTCTTTGTGTACAACACAGAATCTTTAGCAAGTAGGTTATATTGCTTTTGTATCTGTTTAGATAAGCTAGTGTTGATTGTTCGTGTTACGTTGTCAGGTAAATCCATACATTCGTTTAGTGCGTAACGTATGGTTATATCAGATAGTCTGTTTGCTACAGCATCTTCTGCTCCTGGTTTGTCTTTCCATTCATTAGCAAAGCCATTGAAGACGGGCGTACAAACCTGGGACCTGAACTGAAAGAACCTGCACCCTAGTCGATCGCCGTCGTCTACTAGTAATGCTGGATGCCAGATATCTAGAATAGTATTACTATTAGGAGTACCAGACATGGCAATCCTATTAGTAAAATATTTGATAATATCTTTGAGATTTTTACTGCGTTTGGCTGTCCTATTTTTAAAAGCGGTAAACTCATCAATAACGATTGTATCGAATTGCTTACAGTACTGCTTATTTTTACGTAAGAAGTTGACAGCTTCGAAGTTAGTGATGACCATGTCGAGGTCATCTTGTTTAAATATTTTTTCCCTATTTTAGCATAGCTA